ATGATAGCACCGGCTACAACCGGCTCCGCAGCTCTAACTAAGCCTTCAGCATCGCTCTCAGATACTCCAATAGTAAGCAAACTACCAGCACCTAAGGTAAGCAAATGTCTAACGATGGATAAAAGTTTTGGCATAATAATCCTTTAGTAGCTTCAAATACCGAAGCGTTATATTTACAGTTACGACTCCTGGGATTAATAAAGTCACCCCTGTTGCAATTCATCCAGGGTTCCCAATAGTAGGATAAATCACAGTGCTTATACCTAGCAACCCAATTCTTGAGATCAACAGTGCTGCCATCAGTGCCATCCAGATCCACTATACACGGCTTAGAGATTGTAGGTTTATCCCCATGCTTTTCACAAATGGTTCCTGGGAGGCAGCGTCTGCGATAAGGATTATCCACAATACTACAACCAGGCAAAGCAGCAGATACCAAACCGGCAAGGACTCTTCTAGCAGGCTCATATAAGTCACACTCCAAACAAGGGCTAACATAACAGGTAAGCTTCTTACCCTCGATACGCCGCCTAAAGGTTTCTAATATCCTACCAAATCGTTTCCTTAACCGACTGTTAGGCTGTAGCGCCGCCCGACTAGCCGATGCTACCGTATAGCCCCATAACGCCTCATAACGACCGCAGCGCTTGTTTCTTAGGCATGGGCTCTGTATTAGGTGCACCCTAGCTACTTTGCGCCTGGGGTCATTTAAAAGAGTTTCAGCGCAATCACAGCTAGCACTGAAGGTGTTCTCTAACCAACCCGTTACAATTGATTCCTGGCCATCGTAGAGCTTTACAGTAGCCTTGCAGTTCCAGTCTTTGTGGCAGAGCGCTAAAAAGCTAGGGGCTTGAGCTTGTACGCTACCAGCTACCAGCAATAGTAACAGCAATCTCATCGTTCTAATACTTTATCTAGCTTACCATCAATTCGCTCAAGGCGATTCTTGATAAAAGCTAGCTCCGCCTGAATAACTTGCACCTCCGCAGTTACCGTATACTTATGAGACTCGAGCTCCCTCAAGCTATTCTTCACACTGCGGTAATCCATGCCGATAATAGACACCAAAACGCCAATAGCGGCTTTAATACCAATATCCACCCAATACTTAATTTCAGTAACATCATGGCCCATCTAATGTACTCTCCCACCACCGTAAGCATCAATTATTACTAACTCTGCTTCGGGAGTACCCGCCATTAAGTCAAGAAAGCGATTAAACGCTGACTTACTGGCTAAGATAGCCGACTCATTTCCAATCGTACCAAACTGCATGCCTAATAATATGCACCCGTGCGTATCTTTGTGCGTATTTCCAGCATGAAACAAGATATGGTCCCTTTCTACCACGTCCATAACCTGCCAAGTCTTGCCAAACTTAGGACTAACCCTTGGCATAACCTTATACCGCCCTACAGGTATGCAGCTAATTCTACGCTCATTAGCTCGCCAAGCATCTTCTAAGGTTACAAACTCAGGAGCATCATCGATACAAAGCACACCCAAAGTTGCGCCATTGTATTCTGATATTCTGACTAAGCGTAACCGTTTCATGCTTCAAGCTCAGCTACTCTTGCTTCTAGGGCGTCTACTTTAGCGTTTAGTTCTTGGATGGCTTTAACTAATCGCGCATCCCATTTGCCAAGTCCGGCGAGAGTTAGCATATCAGTTCTTACATCTGTACTAACAACATCCGGATAGATCGGTTCCACTTCTTGAGCAATAAAACCAATTTGATGTCCAGATCCATTTTTGTAATCAAACTCTACAGGTCTTAAAGCAAGTATATGTGCAAGTTGTGGCGATAGTTCTTGTATATTTTCCTTTAATCTTTCGTCTGAATAAGAGCCAAAGGCTGCTTGATCCGCGCCATTTCCAACAATTTTACCGTTACCACTAGCCCCATTATTGTAAACAAAGTACACATAATCTTGAGTATTGCTATTGGTTTGTTTAGATACTTGAAAGGCTGCTGCTGTATCCGCTACTCCTTGATGAACTAACAAAGCTGGCCTTGTTGCCGTAGTGGATCTCAAATGAACTTGAGCCGTAACTCCAGCACTGGTTGTGGCATTAACATAAATTAAACCAGCTCCATCAACCCTAACTCGCTCAACACTATTAGTGGCAATACCAATGTTATACGCAGCCGGTGAGAAAATACCCGTGGTAGCATCATTGCCAGCGCAAATAGCAGGTGCAGCAGCAGTACCAGCAGCTAGGTTTACTGGCTTGTATCCACCCAGGTTCAAGTCGGCAATCATGGAGTTCTGGCCGTCTTTCGCTACGCAGTTGTTAATACCATCTTGGAAATCATTATCTTGTATATCGTGACGACTAGGCTCTATGCCAGTGCCAAGACTAGCATCGCCAGCCCAACCACCAGTTGCTGAATTACCTTTTGTGTAACTTCCTCCCGACCAAGACATATATGCTCCTTACGCTTCTATTAAATTATTTGCTGCTTGCAATACATTGCCACGTTTTACGCGCACATCTTTTGCATCAATTCCTAAATCATCTAACACATCGCCAACAGTAAATTTACCAGCGGTTTTATATTTTGATAATACTTCATCTAATTTAACTTCGCCTACCTTTACGGCTATTTTTGCCAAATCAAAATCATCGTACTTACGAAGCAACATTACTTTTTTAACATATTCTCTAGTTTCACTTGGAACTCTTGTAACACTTTTTATATTTTCCCAGGTAACTGGCTCACCTTCTGCTTTTAGCTTTTTAACAGCTTTAGACACGTTGCCCATGCCCCAGTTGTAAGCGGCTAGTGCTACCTTTTTGTCGCCAAATTCATCTTCTAATTGCTTTAAGTATCTGCTACCAGCTTCAACATTCTTATCTGGATCAAATCGTTGCTCTGACGTAAGACCTAAATCCTTAGCCGTAGCTGGCATTAGTTGCATTAAACCAGCAGCGCCAACAGGACTAACAGCTTTAGGATTAAACGTAGATTCAGCGCCAATCACTGCTTTAACTAATCGTGGTTCGCTGTACTCTTCGCCTGTAGGTATGCTTACGTTTTGCTTGCCTACCTGAACGGTTTCAGGTTGTGGGGTAGGTTCTGGCGTAGGCTCTGCTGTGAAATCTCCCAGCGCTGCTTTCAATTCATCTAAAGCATCTAATTGACTAGCCTCTGTCTGACTCATCGTGGGAGATGCTGTCGGAACAACAACAGGTTGTTCGGTTTGAAATCTAGGCGTAAATAACCCAGCGCCACGACTTACTGCCGCTGCTTGTGGGGTAAGAGATTGCACTAACGACATAGCCTGGTTTATTTGCTGATCTTGCAAAGCTATTCTTGCCGCCTCTTCTTTGCCGTATATTGCAGCATCATTAATATATTTTAGAGCTGTACTTGGGTCGCTTAAAGCTTGAGCTAATGCACTAGCAGTTCTTCCAGTGCTTTCTTGTATTGTGCCACTTAACAATCTTTCGCCAACGCCAGCAGTAACACCCGCCAATTTGCCGCCTAATGCTGACGTTATTCCAGACCGCCCAACATTGCGCATAGCAGATAGTGCACTTGCTTCTGCACCAGAAGCTATTGCTTCTTTACCTGTGCCGCCTAACGCACGAATTAAACTTGTTGCTTGCGTGTCTATATTTTGAGCAGACAAACCTTTTACATCAGCAGCTTCAGCAGTATTTTGTATTTTAGCTAACGCATCTTCCCATTGCTGTAATACTGGGGCTATTGGACTATCTACAAATACCGCACGTTTACTACGCAACCATTTTAACTTTTTATCGACAGTTTGCTGCTGAACAAAATCAGCCATTTCAGTAGCTAACTTATTAGGTTCTAAACCACCTAATACTTTTGCGTATTCATCTGCTACTGCTGATTTTTTACTAACCGAAGTAATAATATCTTCAGGGTTTTGTTTGCGAAGTAATTTAGCTAACGGGCTTAATTGGCCATCTTCGCTCCTAAACCAACGCTGCTTATATTCTCGCCAAGACCGTTGAGCATCCTTTAATCGCTCTGTACCAGGAACTTCATCAATCTTCTTAGCAAGCATCTCGCTAAGTCTATCTGCTAAAAGCTCATCACGAGAACCGCGAGTAGCTGAACGAGACAACTCTAACGCTTGAGAGCGCAAGTCTTGCAAAGCACCAACATTTGTTTTTGTAAGCTTTGCAGTTGGTTCTGCGGCTTGTCTGCCAAACCCTGCAGGTGTTTTTTGCTTTTTAGGAGCGGCATCAAGCGCTTTAATTTTTTCAACAAGACTTTCTAACTCTCCTGATGGCCCAAGAACATCTGAGCCTTTGTAGATTCTATCTACTTCTTCTGTTGCCGCTTTACGCAACCCTACAGACGGCGCTGCAATTTCTCGGAGATCGCTTGTAAACTTTCCCCCTGCACTAGCATTTTGTGCTTCTCTAGCTTTTTCTAATAACTCCCTAGCAGCTTCTCCGGCTCGTTTGGGGTTTGGATCTTTTAATGCCGACATATTAAGTGCGGCTTGATCTAAATCATCTAATTGCTTTGCTGCTGTCTCTGCAAATGTAATGTTTGCTTGGCCTAAATCTTGCCCAGATAAAAGCTCTTGCATACGAGCTAATTGTTTTGAGCCAGTAACATCAGCAGTAGTTAAAGATTGCCCTACAGACCCAAGCGCTTCTTTTTCTGTTGCTGCTTGTATTAATTTTTGTGGGGTAATAGCTTTTGCAAGTTCTTGACCAACTAAACGCTGCGCTGCTTCTTCCGTTGAAGGGCCGACAAAGCGGCTAACTAATCCCGTAGCTTTTTTAGCTATTGGCGCAACTGTTCGTCCTAATGCTCCAGCACCTCGTAATCCTGTTTCAATAACAGCGCCTAATTCTGCCTCTTGCGTTGCTTGACTTAAACGACTGCTTGTTGGAGTTGTTCCGAGTAAATAATCAAGCCCCATTTGTACCGGCACATCGGCGTATGAACCTAATGCCCCGCCTAATATGCTGCCTACTGGCCCACCCAATACGGTTCCAGCGGCACCGCCAACAATGCTACCAGCAATCGACGCTCCTTCTTCTGGAATAACTCTAGGGTTTTCTATTACTGATAAACCAATATCACCAAGAGCTCTAAACGGTTGTGGAATACCATAGGAGCTTTGTCGCATTCGCTCTAAAAAGCTCAGTTCAGGTTGAGGCGTAGAAGTAGGCGTAAAATTAGGAGTGGGCGTTGGAGTCGCGGTTATCCCCAATGCATCTTCTAATTCAGCTAAAGCATCAGCCATTACTGCCTCCCTGCTCTAATTAACGCTGCTGCTGCGGCTTTTTCATCAGGGCTCATTTTAATTTTCCAATCTGCACCGTATTTGGATTTTAATTCTGTAACAAATATATCAGCGGCATTACCTTGTTCGCTACTACCTCCCTGATATATGCGCGGCTGTAGTGAAACCTGCGTATTTGACTGAGCAGATTGGCGCATCATATTAACTAAATTGGTTGGACTTTGTGTTTGCGTAGCAACTTTATCAGCAGCATATTGCAAAGTATCGTTTGCCAATCGTTCAAGAATACTTGCAGCTTCTTGTGGACCAACAGTTAGATCTCCCAATGCAATTTTTTCTAGCTTTTCATCTTCAGCGCCACGAGTTGCCATACCAGAACGCAATCTGGTAAGTCGGTCTGCTATGTCAATAGTTCGGCTTTTTAATTGCTCATCACCTAGAGCAGACATTGCCTTAATTGCTCTATATTCTGGATAAGACGATATTTTGCGAATATCTCCAGCCAAAGTTTTAGCTAGATTGCCAAAAGCCGTGGCATTAGCAGCGTCATCTTTTACTTTGGCCGTAAGTGTTGGATATTCTGCATCAAGTTGTTTACGCAATTTTGTGCGTTCAATGATGGCTTGATTATATTCCTGCATTCGCTCTCGACCCATGCGATCTTTTTCTTGTAGCAACTCTTTTTGCATTCGCTGTGCGATAGTTGCTTTTGCATTTAACAATGCAGTATCAGCATCATCGCCTTCTTTCATGTTTTGTATGCGTATATCGTTTAATAATTGTTCTTTTTGTCCAGCAGCTTCAATTCCTAATTGAGCTTTATATTGAGCAAGTTCTTTACTATATTGTGTTTGTATTTTATTTTGCTCAGCTTTCCATTCGCGCTGTTTTTCTGCATCTCCTGAACGCGCTTCAATTGACATCATTGTGCGTTTATCAGCAGCAGCATCTCGTTGTGTTTGCAGTGTTTCTTTACCTGCTTGTCGCAAAACTTCTAAACTTCGAGCTTCTCCACCACGAGTTACCGCTCCGGCAATTATTCCTTCATTTCTTAATCGTGCTAATTCTAATCGTGTTTCTGGGCTAATGCTGCTGCGAGCTGCCGCTTCTTCTCTAATTTTATTAAGTTCAAATTCTCTCGCTTGCTGTCCTTCTGGCGTATTAAAATAATCGGCCATAGCTTTTAATTTTGCTACTTCCTGACCGCCACTTAGTGCCAAGGCGTTTTCCCTTGTTTTTTCTTGAGCCGTTAGTGCAGTAGCCAAAGTAGAAAGCCTAGAACCAATAGCCGATGGGACTCCTTCTTGGCCGATTAAAGCAGTACGCTCCTCTGGCGTTTGCATTTGAAGCATCTGATTAGCTAAAGTATTAGCCTGTAAAGTATCTTGTAAGGCACTCTGACGGGCTTGGTAGCCTAATAATGATTGAAGCAATACCGAACCTAACCCAATACCAATGGCCTTTCCTGTTGAAGCATACGGCGATATAAGGCTAGGCGTAGAGGTAGCTACTGCCTGTTGAGCCAAGCCGTAAGGGTCTTGTGCCGGTGAGAAATTTAACCCAAGTAATGCTTCTGCTAATCCATCTGCCATGATGTTTACTTTCCATACCTACTAGCCATGCCCGCTCCAAAACTACCCGCAAATGATGCAGCCGCTTGCGACAAAGGATTCGGTTGCGGAGCTTGCTCATTGTATCGACCCATGGTTTGAGCTAAATCATATTGTTGATACGGATCTAACCCACCGCCGCCACCACCACCGCCACCACGAGGGGTAGCTTTAATCTGTTGCAACCTGTATTTGTTTTCTAGTGCGGCAAGTTCTTTGTTAAATTGCTGCTGTTGAGTCATAGTCTGCATGTTTGCAGCTTGCTGATACTGAGCCATTGACGGCGGTAAAAACTGTCCGGCTATCTCACCTGGCAACATTGCTGCTCCTGTAGCTTGCTGATAACCTTGAGCTTGAATACCCTGAGCCGCTTGCTCTGCTGCGTTCATAGCTTCTTGACGAGCTCTATCTTGCCTATCAGTTAAGCCTTGCAATTCGGTTTGATACTGCTGGCTGCCAGGCGCGACACCGCGATTAGCCATAGCAGTTTCAAAATCTTGCCTCTCTTTAGCAAATGCTTGGCCTGTTCTTTGCTCAAACTGACCCATTACGGATTGCCTAGCTTTGTCCATCGCCTGTTGAAACTGCGGTTCGTACTGCTGTTGGAAAGTTTGGGGGTTAAACTGCTGAGCATAACCACCCATCTGATTAAATACTCCGCCACTAACATCACCCATTTGATTCATCTGCTGTTCAGGCGATAATTCGCCAAACGGTGTAGCTCCAACTGGTTGAGTTGATACCTGACCTCCCTGCCCTGGTTGTCTTACTGTTTGACCAGAAGTCTTACCCAAAAAAGCGTTTGCAGCGCCACGACCTTTATTTTGTAGGATGCGCTGATAGCGCTGTTGCTGTTGTGGATTTAACGCGCCATACGCAGCTTTGTTTTCAGCGTATTTAAATGATGGAGCTTTTGGATCTCTTGCTAGTGCGCCTGTCTTTGCCATAACTATACCTGTCCACCTAAATCATACCGAATTTCAAATCCGTATATATCCATCGTAGTGTTTTTAATAGCACCACCAAACCTTACTGCTGCACAATGGCCCTGTCCTTTTACAGCGTACCTATCAAAAGTATAGGTTACATCAGCCGACCAAGGACTACCCCACGGACTCCCCCAAGGTGTAAAATTACTTGGTGGAACTGTCACATTGGTTGTTACTGCACTTCGCTTAAAGTCAGTATCTAACCCTATACTTAATGTAACCCCTCTCTTTACTTTTAATAAAGGTCTAATATCTTTGAAAGCTTTATAATTACCTCGGCTACCATAAAAGCTAAAAGCTGTTCGACCTGCAAAAAGAATAGCTTCTCCCGATGACGTAGGTGTCACCGCATCTGCTTGGCCGCTCTCCCCTTCGTAAACAACTCCTGTAAGGGAGCCGTAAAACGGTTGCTCAAAGGCGTAGCAAGATGAGTTGGCATGGGTGCCACTAAAAAGTTTAAAAGTAGTCCAACCTTTAGTGTCCATTGAGTACACCAAGAAATAATTTTCTGTGCTTGATTGCGGAACTGATATATAGACTCTTCGACCTCTAGGCCAAACAAAACCCGACCAATCATGCGAAAATGGAAAAGTTTCAGCGGCAGCGGAAATAATTGGATTTACTTTACCGCTTACAATATTAACAGCGGTAGCAGCATCGGCCTGAAATAAACTGGAAACAGGTACAACACCGTCTTGAGTAAGGATCCAGATATCCGCATCAAACCGAATAAAAGCTCTATAACCTACTGGCTTGGCTATATAGAAATGCGCTACTAACGACCAATCGGAAGGACTTGTTCCACTATAAAAAACTACCTCCCCTTCAGAACTGCAAGCAAAAAATAAGTCTTGAGAAGTAGATGCAATTTGATTTGTATAACTTCCAGCAAATAATAAATAACCGCCCTTTTTTAAGGCGTAAGTTATATCAACAATTTCATCTAACTTAGGCGACCCGCCTGTACCTGGAACATCTACTGAAGCGTGAACCCAAACTGAAGTACTGTTCTTTTGAATAAAATATAATCTTCGTTTCCAAGTAGCGCAGGTAATTAGGTTTAATAGGCCAGCACTGCAAGTAAACGTAACATCGGCTGCATTACCAGTTCCCGTATAAACCTGTGGAGTTTGTGCGCCGTTGCAAAGGTAAAGGTTATTGGCAAAGATTTCAGAGTTAAATTTGCCGTCTGTAATCGCCGTGGTGCCAGTAACAGCGCTTACCGACCCGTCAGATAGTATCTTATAAATAGCGCTGTCTGTGGCCGCTATAAGGTGCTTAACACCTGTTTTTAGCGGTAGTTCCCGCATAAAGTTAATTGGCGTTGCTGGAATAGTTGTGCCACTGTTATTAAACTTGGTATACCCTAGTCTAACCGATGGCGCTCCGGCTCCAGGGAATATGTTTACCAATTCCAGAGCAAAAGCTGGATCCATATTGTCTATTGGACTTACTGCATCCAACCCGCCATAGGGCGGTGACATTGTGAACCCTTGAAATGGCATTACTTATCCCTGCTTATATGGAACTGCCTGTTGCATATTGTATTGCTGTAACAACCCGTCATACTGCTGCTTTTGCTGATTATATAGCTGCATCGCTTGCTGATTATATTGCTGCATCGCTTGATCACGATTGCCATAAACACCAGGGCTAAGTCGATATTGGCCACCCATGTTTGCTGATGGTTGCGGCATCTGTTGTAGCATACCTAGTTGAGCGCCGATCGAATTACCCTGTGGCATATTGCCTAGCTGAGCGCCAACTTGATCGCCCTGTGGCATATTGCCAAATTGAGCACCAAATTGCCCTGCTTGACGTATATTACCTACCCAAACTTGACTTTGTGGATGCGGCCATTGAGTCTGGCCCGACGGTTGATTTGTAAGTAATAAATTGCTGGATGGCATTGAGCCTTGTGGTGCTTGTGGTTGACGCTGAATTTGTCGCCCACCCTGAGTTACAAGATTGCCTTTAGCGCCTCTATAAACACCTGGAGACAATCGCTCCCCTGCTTTCTCACGAGGCATTCTTGATAGTGCACTTTTGAGTTTATTGCCTTGTGCCATAATTACTTTTTACCTTTTGGTTTATTATAAGCTTTTTCTAATGCTTTTCTCATTGAAGATGCTTGAATTAGTTTTCCCGTGTCATCTCTATATAATCCAGCAGATTGACGCCCAACCTCGCCTTTTTTTGGTCGAGCAATGGGAGTTGTAGTTTGGTTGCTTTTTGCATTCGTTGATTGCCCACCTAACAAATCATTTGCCCCACGCGTGTAATAATCATATTGAGTTTGATTGATGCGATTTTCTTCTTTAGCTTGATTTAATTTTTGTGTAATTAAATCCATTGTAATACCTTGCTGTTTTGCAAAGTGTTGCATGTTTGCTCGTGCAACTGTGGGATCGTCAGCCGCATTACTAACGGCTCCTTTTGCATACCATGCAGCAATGTCAGATGCTTTTTGGCCAACAAATCCATAAGATGCGGCTAATGCATCAGCAGCAGGAACTGCGGCGTTCCATGCTTTAGGTTGCCCTTCTACTATTTTATCAATTTCACTCCATTTAAGACTTTTCCCGTCTTTACCAAAGTCATATTTGCTACCATCTGCTAAAGTACCTTGGTAATTCTCATCAAGAACATTATTTTTTTGCAAAACTCCGCGAATGTTATCTCGCATAAATTGAGCTTTGCCTTTAGAAGATCCAGTCCAAGAGCCGACTGCTCCAGCGGTAGCCCCTACTAATGCACCAATTCCAGCACCAATGGCAGTTCCTACACCAGGAACAAGGCTTCCAACTCCAGCTCCAATGGCAGCGCCAGACGCAGTTCCGCCCATTACTCCAGCTTTAGTACGCTGCGAACCCGCTGCCATATCGCCTATAGCTTGAGCCGTTTTATAGCCAGTATAGGCACCAGTCGCTATGTTTAATCCTGGAACAACTGAACTTCCTAAATTTGCACCGGCCGCACTAGCAACATTTGCCGCGCCACTTAATCCACTAAGTCCAGCTCCTACGTTGTCTCCCGATTGATAACTTTTGTAAGCTCCATACATTTGAGCCAAACCAAGTCCGCCTTGAGCAACTTGCGACCAATTTACATTTCCCCAAAAATTAGAATCTTGCAGTGATTCGGTAGGAACTTTTTGAACTCCAACAGGAGTTTCAACCGTTGACATTGCTCCTTCTGAACTAATAACTTTAGGCGCTGACATTGGCGCATTTAGATCAACAACGGGATTTGCACCACTTACTGTTGTAACTTCTGATGGAGCTGTTCTAGTTAGTCCCACAGTTCCACTTTCCGCAAATTTGCTTGCCGTTTGTGGAGCACTACTATTGAATAATTGATTACCTAAATAAGCACCGCCAGCTACGCCCGCTACTTGACCACCAGCTTGCGCCCAACCAGCTTTTTCGGCATCAGATGCCTGTTGCTTTGCTCGCTCTTGTGGGGTCTGGCCTGCGCCAAATCTTTGACGCACCAAGTTATCAATTTGACCTGGGTTTAACCCACGAGTGCGTAGCCAAAGAATATATGCTTTTGGATCGGTATACGTTAATTCAGGATCTCTAGGTTGCTGACCGTTCATATCCAAGTTCCAAATGCTACTACTCCACTCTTGCCAAATTGAGTAGGACGACTAATCCCACCAGCATAAATTATCTTACCAGCAGCTACCTTGCTAAATTCCTCATGGAGCTGCAAATCAAATCGCGGCTTAATACTGTCTAGCCCATGAATCTCCGCAAAGCGTTCTAATATGCCCTGCTCTAGCAATTTCTCTTGAAATATACTTGTGTCTGTATTGGCTAAGAATGTCGTATACGCGCCGTTATAATAAGTCCATGTCACACCACCATCAGAAACGCTTCCGCTTGTATGCGTTGGTTCTGTGCCCCCTGTAGTGCCTCCTGCTGTGGTTTGATAATAATTACCGTTGTAAATGCAGTAGGAATTGGCAGCAAAACCTGTAGAGGTAGTCCATGTTTTAGGTACAACACACCTTTCTGCTATGTATTCAAAGATTAAAACCTGGCCAGAAGTTTGTGGCGTAGGGCTAATTACGAGTTCGGTATTAGATAACCCTCTAATTTGAAACCGTTGATAGATTGTAGGCATGAGTCCATAGCCTTGAATCTGAGCATAGTCTTGCTCAGAAATAGGCCCAAGGACTCGCCACCGAGTACTTTGATTCCAGAATGTATCGTATTGGTAATAAGAAAAAGCGGCTGGTAAAGCATAAGTTGCCTGACCAGCGACTAGGGTTATAGAGCTTGAGGCGTAACACTTAGGCCAAGGGTACGCCTCAAATATGTCACGGTTGATACGTTGTGCAATCGCTAGCAACTGTTTAGTTGTAGTTTCTGTTGAGGCTACGATATTTGATTCAATTGTATATCCGGCCTCATCTGCAACATTCTGTATAACCGTGGCTATGCTCATACTTTTCTTGGCCTACCTCGTGGTCTAGGAGCGTCTAAATCTGGTTCATCCTCGATCTCGATGGACTGGATCACCCCCTTTCGTTCGTCGCGAAGATCGGTTCCTTCGTTAGCACTTATACGTTGCAACAACAGTTCGACTTTGTTTTCCAGTTTAGCAGTTCTAATTTGTTCCTGCTCTAATTGATTTTTAAGTTTAACTACTTCATTTTGAGTTGAATTAGCAGCAGCTAACCATTCCTGAGCTAGCTTAATAAACTTAGATAATGTTCCAAGTTTGCGCTTAGCTTCATCACTAGCATTTGCTACCTGCTCAACAGTTTTGAACCCTAAATACTGAAGTTCGCGCATAGCAGAACCGTTCATTATAGCCCATTCAGATAGCGGAGTTCCTTCAGTTACCGGCTCAGAATTAGCTTTAAACCTTGCATAGGCCTCTGGATATTCGTGAATATCTTGTGGCTCTATACGTCTAACGGTCTCATCCATACCAGGCCATTGAATACTGATGGATGGTATTTCATCAAATATCGGCCTTCCCTCTTTAAACGACTTTTCCTCGTTTTCGTTGTAAGCATAAAAGAATTTGACGTTGGCACCGGCGTATCGTTTCTTTTGAACGACTACCCCATTGGCTTGTTGTCTAATACTTTCCCAATCTACATGTGGCATAAAATTCCCTTAAAAGTTAAAGGTTATATGACATATATAACCCTTAACTCTTAATTTAGCACTAATTTAAGGTGGTGGCGGAGGTGGCTCCGGTTCCATTATTGGAATCCCACCTTTTACATCTACGGAAACTCCAACTCCAATTCCCATACTTGCCCTAATAAAAAGCTACAATGTTTGATGCGGTTGTGCCCGTTGACATTACTTTACTAACGAAAATGGGCAAAACTGTTCCTGCTGGTACTGCGGTAAGAGTAACTGCTGCGGTATCATTACAAGCTACAATCGCAACATTCCCAGTAGTTCCTACATATAAAGCCCTCACGCCTACTAGCTCAGTACTATTACTTGGAGTTACTGCCGTTAGTTTATATGCCGGAAACATGGCACCAGGATTAGAAGGGGTAAAATCTGGCATAAATCACCTATAAATTTGGGGGGATTAGCCCCCCGTTAATTATGATTCCTTAGCAACAACGAAAACGATCCAGTCTGTAGTAGACCGGCGAATACAGATGTTACCGGCTGCCGCTGCACATGTTACCGCTGCACCTGCCGTACCGCCGTTAAGCGTTCCAGTAGTAGCATGAGGCCACACGTTTAGTGCGTTAGCTCCGTTATTCTGAACAACCACCATTGTGCCTATAGGCGCATCAGGAAGTTTAACTCCTGTGCTTGCTGCCGTAGTTCCAACAAGGTTGACAAAAGACGTAAGAGCCAAAGCATCGGCGATTGTTGTGCCTGTAGCTGTAAGAGATCCGCTTGAGGAACGCTCAGGAGCGGACGTAACAGTTTCAGTAGACAATACCGAGGCATGCTCAGGAGGCATTCCCAATCCCATTAAATCAGTTAAGAATGGCATAAAATCCTCATAAAATGGGGGGTATTGCTACCCCCCTTTTAGTTAGTTGACTCGGAGATGGTCTACCGAACCAAGTTCAACTGCTGCGGCTGGAGTTGTAGAGGCAAGCCCTACACCACCCTTAATCAGCGTTGTTGAAGCATCATCAGCTACTCCAGGAGTGGCTGAAGAGGTTGTGTTCAAGTTTGCTTTGGCAACAAAACCAGCGGCAACCTTGCCCCTAATTCCCTTACCAACACCACCGCCCATCGGCCCGCCAATCCAAACCCAAAGGTACTCATTGTCAGCCGCAGCTACCTGAGCTACGCCAACTAAGAGCGCATTAGATCCAGCGTTTGTAGTTTGCAGCATAGCAGCCTGACCATCAGCTTCGATTTTCACGAAAGCATACTGATCAATAGCTCCATCAGCCTGAACAAACACAAAGTCCCCTTCTATTAACGAACCAACAGTGCCAGCAGGTACCGGCAAAGGTACTCCACTTGTCGATGTTGATGGGTCAGCAAAGGTCTTTTTGTAATTAACACCAAATGATCCTACCTGTGACATACTCTATTCCTCCTTATTAAGCGTAAATAACACCTTGGAGAGCCGGAGCAGAGCAGCAGAGGTTTCCTTCAACGATAATAACCGTGAAGAAAGCATCCTGATCTATTGGGCGATCCATAGTTGGTGCTAGTGGCTTGAAGTCGCTTCCTCGAACCATGTCAAAAGTCCAATACTTAGTATTGAGCAATCGGCATGAATTTGTCTCAAGTACGCTTGATCCGTAACCACCATCAAACACAAAGTCGCATCCGTCATAAGCTAATGTACGGAAACCAGCAACAGCCTTCTTTGTAGGAAGCTGAATACGCTGAATTGCCGTTAGTGAGCTATGAAGGAACTTCCAAGCAGTACGATCCAGTAAACCAAGATCCGGTGCCTCAGAACCACGGGTTAGGCGGCTGATAACATCGGTTATGTTTTCCTGTACGTTTGCCGCTGTCAGTGTTACCTGAGTAGCGTAGTTTCTAGCCCAAGAGTTAGAAACACGATCAATACCGCCGTAAGTACCAGAGGAAGGCGAAGTCGAAACTGCCTTCTTAATACCGTCAAACTCAAGTCCACCAGAACCAGTTCCATCACCACGAAGGGAGGTGGAAACAGTATTCTTTAGGCGCTCGATAGCGGCCTCCATCTTTGCTTCAGCTAGGTCGAGGAGCTGTGCATCTCCACGGTTAGCGCGGCGCTCACGTCCACTAATCGCAACAGGCTAATAGCACTGCTTGATGTTAAAACGGAAAGCGGTTAGGTCATCGATTGAACTAAGGTCAAACGACTGATAATTCTGGTAGAATCCTCCTACCGCAGCATCGTTATACATAACGGGCTTACGGAACTCGCTTCCACCTTCACTTTTCTTAATTTTACCCTTCTCATCCAATAGAGAAGTTAGTGGATTGTGATGCAACACAAGATCCGCTATCTCCGACGATTGGTCGAAAAGGGTAGCTACGATTGCTTCTTCTAAATTAGCCATTGTTATCCCCTTTTAAGTTTCTGGGATAACCTAATAGCCTATTCGCCGACAAATCGACGTTGCAGGTTATCCCGTAAGTTGTGAGCTTGTATCCTGGGAGTCCCGCTACCGGCGGAGCCAGATATTGTTTTTGCAGCGGCCTTAGCTTTTTGAGCTGTAGCTTGCTGCTGTTGTACTACCGGCCCCGCAGCCATTTTAGAAGTCAGGCTGGAAAAGGTCGGATTGCCGTTCACCACATAGTTGTATGCAGTCTCAAGCACCTGTTCAGGGGAGGAATACCGCCCTGTTTGACTAAGCGCTTGTACTACTGGAGCCATTTCCGTCTCTAATTGAGCTGCGGTTTCTGGATCTCTAAATAGTGGTTTATTAGCCTTAAACAAGTTTACAACCTGCTCGTTATAATAATCAACTGCCTTTTTTTCCTGCTCCTGAGTTAAAGTTTTATATCGCTCCTCAGCAATCTTCTCGGCTTCTTCCCTGGTTAAGTAATTTTGCTGCTGAACTTGATTTGGCTGCTGGTTTAAAAGGTCGTTGACGTTTACGCCATGAGCATCTAGCCAGTCCATAGCTGTAGCAACTGGGTCTTTCTGCATCGCCTTATCCCAAGCAATAGCTCGCTTAGTAACATCGGCGATTGATATACCGTCTTTAGCGTACTCCTCTTCATATTGCCGAATCGTGTCGTACAAGCCAGCGGTCTGTTTTTTTAATTGCTCGACCTCTTGCATTTTGCGACTATAATCGGAGCGAGTTTCATAGGCTCGCCTATTTAAATAGGATTGCAAAACATGGGCATTCGCTGGAGTTGGATTGAGAAACGCCTCTTTTTCAGCGGCGTTCATATCGGCTGGAGGTACCATCAATGGCGCTTGAGGCTGTACGACTTCAGGCGTAGCTTCACTCACTGGTTGATCAGTTACGACTGTTTCCTCGGCTTCTTGGGCGGGTTCCTCGCTTGGATTGTCCTCTTCTGGCTCACTCGACTCGCTACGCAACTGTTGGCGTAACTTTTGACGAATAGAAAGATCCGCTGCTTTACGCTCTGATTTTACCTCAGTTTCTTCTACGTCATTTATGTTATCTTCCATTTCTATACCTATCTATTATTTTGTTTTTAATTTCGTTGATTAGCCTTCGTTCAGGTGCGCCAGACTCTCGTTCTGGGATGTACCCGCGTTCGTAAGCATCACCAACCTCAACCGCCCCTGCTGCTCGGTAAGCAGCTCTGAGCTTTGATTTACTGGTATAGATTTCTTTAGGATTTAAAGGATTACGGGTTGGAGCCATTTCATCTTGAATGAAAAGATCCCTAGCGTAGCTTTGATAGTTTCTTTCGACTTGGTCTACTGGCACTACTTTCTTTTGGTTATGACAGTATTGATATAATTGATATTTACTCATAAATCTAACTTTGCTAACCACATTAAGGCTTTAAGTCTTTTAATACGATTATTACGCTTAGTTGTAAATTCAAATGCTTTTTGTTCGGCTTCTTGTAATTGTTGAAACGCTTGTTGTTGTGCTTGTTCTGCTGCCTTAATAGCTTGCTCATGCTTAACAGCTATTGTTTCAAGAGGTGTTAACGAACTTATAAATTGTGCTCGTTTTTTTTCTTTGGCTAGTTGTAGCTCTTCTGTTGCTAAGATTGCTAACTTAGTTGACTCAACTGGAGCAACTGGTATTTCAATCGCTTCTAGTTCCTCTATGCTTTGAGCGCCGTTAATAGCTTTATAAAGTAGGTTTTTCCAGCTAACTAAAGCCTTTTGTTCTTTTTCTAATTTTGGTTTTTGTTGCCTAGCTTTTAGTAATTGAGCTGCAATTTCTTCTTCTTCTTTTGATTCAGAGCGTCGCTTTCGATATCTGTCTAGAATATCTGATGTATCAGTTGTTGCAGATATAAGTTGAACTGTTGGCAAAAATATCTGCGTTGTAGAGCCGAGCAAATCGAGCGTAATAGTTTGTAACGCACCTGGCTGAATTACAGTCGGGTTATAAACTATAGTTGTTGAAGCGGTTTGATTAAGAGAGATTGTAACAGCACCAGCTAAAACCGTTGGGTTATAGACTGTTGTAGTTGATTCAAGTCGATCTAATACAATAGAAAGCGCACCAGCTAAAACCGTTGGGTTATAAATAGTGTTGGTGTTGCTAAACAGGTTTAGCGTAATAGTTTGAGCGCCACCTGCAAGTATTACTGTTGGATCATAAACAGTAGTGGTAGAAGCAGTTTGGTCTAAAACTATACTTACATCTCCAGGCACCACTGTTGGGTCATAAACAATGCTGGAGTTATCAAAACGATTAAGAACAATCGTTTGTGTCGGAGTTGCCGAAATTGGCGCTACTGGCCCCGCTGATTGTTGGTATAGCCAGAGCTTTGCCATTTTTAACTACACTCCTACGGCATACACCGAATCATGCAAAGTTATTTGTGGCGAGCTTACAATTATGTTTGAACCGGAACTTATTTGATTGAAAATGGGATAAATTAACGCATATCCAGTATCTCTATCAGTCCAACTTGTCCCGTTGTGTGTTGCTACAAACAATTCTTTGCACCCTGGCATTAAATCTAACCGAGCATTACTTTCTGCTGTGTAATAATACATGGTAAGATTATTTGCCGTAGTTGGTTCAAACGATATGTAATAGTCTGTGTTTGCGCTGATTGAAACATCTGCTGGAAAGATAAAATTTTGAATAATGTTTGCAGTTGCACCAATTTGATCTACATCAATCGACAAAGTTGTTCCTACTTGAGTAGTTCCATTTGATTCATAAACTTTTACATCAAAATTACCACCAGCCGAAGTAAGAACGCGAGCTTTACATCCAACTAAAGTCATGGCGACCGGAACTCTAAATTTAAGAGCTTGCCTTCGTACTGCTGCTCCTGTGTTCATAGCATTGGTTGTTACAGTACTAAATGGCACAAGTCCAATAACAGGGCTGTAAGTACTTCCAGTAAATCTCGGCCAAATACCAATCATATTTGAGCTTGCAACTTTTGTTGCGGTTGGAAGTGCGCTAACAGAATAACTTGGAAAAATTTGAGTGCTTCTATTATCTAGATTTAAGTTAATCGCAGCAGCAGTTGCTAATGTGTCTGCTTTTATTACTAAAGCGACTACGTCTCCTCTTGTGATAGAAGCGGCTGAAGTTAATGCTACATTCCAAAATTTGTTGTCGTCATTAAAAGCAACTGACAACGACCCATTTGTATTAGTTCCCCATAAAGTCCCTGTAGGTAATCCGGTAGTGTCGCTAACAGTTTCTACCCTACAATCTAAAGTTGAAGAACCAGAAGCTCCCGAAATAATTCCAATATATGTTTCAATGTGAGTAATAGTAGTAGTTACAGGCGCTCTAAAAATCACAGCAACATATTCACCCACTGCATCTAAAATGTTTGTATTTAATAGTGGAGCTGATGTGCTATAATTAAAAGGTTCTCCGTATGTAATCTGACCAGTGTTTGTAAAGCTCATACATTTACCTGCATTTCTTGTTGCAACGACTGCCAATCGGTATGTGGTCGTTTGTTAAATTCTGCCTTTACTAATTTTCGTGGTAAATCATCATCCCAAGTGTTGTCAAAAAATTGATTGTATTCTTGCCCTGAATATAAATAATTTTGATCAATAATGGTAAAAGCTATCGTAGCATGGCAATTAGTTTCACATAGATTAAAAATGCTGATGTTTGTAACCATTATAATTCTGTCAATTTGCCAGCCTCATACAAGTCTAATTTTTTTGCAAAAGGGGTACATTCATCGCATCGCGGATCGCCGCATGTCACTTGCATACATTTCATACAAAAGGCTCGTCTTGCTCCGCTACCTGGCCTGGAAATGAAATGTTTATTACAATGACAACATTGTAGGGTTGACGCTATTTGTACGCCGTCTGCTAATACCGCCCCGTGTTCAGTATTGTTTTTACTCATCGAAAACAATAGTTGCTAATGCTTTTGCTGAGGTAGAGACTGCATCGACTCTAAGCCCAAGTCCTGCGTTTGATGTAGCTGCAATTACCCAAGGATAATCTGGTGCGGTTGGATAGCGGTATGTAACTCGCGTATTACAAGCTAGGTAAAGCAAATCTGCGCCTGACGTAAAGGTTGGAGCGGTTGTATCTCCAGCTCGTGCGGTAGAAACTGCTGCTGGCTCTGCTGGATCGTAAGCTTGTGGAGTTACAGAACTTCCTCCTGATCCTGCTGTAGTTGTGCGGCGAAGTTGATATTCAACATTATAATCAGCAGGAGTACCGCCAAAACTAACGGTTAATTCTCGAACAAAAACACGTCTAGTGGTTCCGCCAATTAATTGAATTACACAATCGCCTGATGCGATGGTTGCTTTACTACCTGAAATAACAAATCTTGCTGACATAATTCTCCTTATAACGCAAAAATTCCAGAAGCATTAAATTGAACTGTAATGTTTCCTCCGTTTGGAGTAACTGGAAGTCCACTTGCTGCTACATCAACAAAGTATATTAAAGGCGATGTGGAAGCGGTGCCGGTATCTTTGTATATGATTAGAGCTTCTACACTTACGCCGGACACTGATGTAAACGTAGGGTCTGCTGAATCAAACACGTTGTCTGTTACTGTTTTGGATGCAAGGGTTACCGAGGTTCCTACGATTGCTGCTGATGCAGACGACCAGTATTCATGTGTTTGCGAGAACGTGTAAGTACCGGTATCAATTAAAGCGATTTTAATGGTGTCATCCAATAAATCGATACTATCACCCGATGTAGTTCCTAGCGTACCAGGAGCCATCCATTTGTACTTTGCTTTGTTATATAGTGCGTTTGCCATTATGCCATTTCAATCCCACTGGGATTGCCCTCTTCATCAAGTGTTATACGTTGTACTTTTACTTCTGGTTGTTCGGTAATTTCGATTGCAGTCGGATTACCGTTTTCATCAGTAATTATCTTTCCTGATTTCTTTCGTCCAGTCATACCACCCATGTTCATTAGTTTTGGGCCTTGGTTTAACTGTTCCATGTGTAAGCGAATGCGCTCTAGTTCGTTTTGCGATTGAAGTCTGCGCTCTTCCATTAACTTTTCAGATTCCGACAATCTGATTCGCATTTGCTCTAGTTCTAGCCTTTGGATATCAAGAATGTGCTGCATCTGAGAGCTTTCTTGTTTAATTAAAGCCTTATCGGACTCGCTTTGGGCCGATGCTTGAACTTTGAGCATATCCACTTGAACTGCGGATTGTTTAACTTGAACTTCTTGTTGAGCTAGGGCTAGTTCTTGTTGTTTGAAGTATTCTTCTGTTTGCTGCTTTTGAACTGCAAGTTGAGCTTCTAATTGATCGCGTTGCATCTTAAGTTGTTGTTCTTGAGCAGCAAGTTGGTTTTTAACTGCCTTATCTTGCATCTCCATTTGAGTTGCTTGAACACGGGCTTGCGATTCAATTTGAGCTATCTGCATTCTACCCTGTATTTCAAGAGTCTTTGGATCTGGCGGCGGCGGTTGTTTTGCTGCTTCTTCTTTCGCTTTAGATATCTCACCAATTTGTTGCAGAGCTTTAGTAAAGATTCCATCAAGTTCTTTCCCGCCTTTGAAGCGTTTAATCATGTTTTGGAATAGACTGATGCTAAATTCGATGAGAGGTGGGTATTGATCAACTAAACCTCGCATTTGATCGAAGAACGCTCCAGCGGTTTGAATAAGCGCTTGGCCTTCCTGTTGTTGCTGTGCTTGATCGATAGCAACCATAGAATCTGAAGCTATCTGGATGCGATAGTTACGCTTTTTAGTGTCGCGTAGAATATCGATAATTTCTGCTTCGACTTGCTCAAGTTGTGCTTCTGGATTGCCAGGCATTTGAGCTTCCATACCTTCTGGAGCTTCTGGCATACCTTCTGGTTCTTCTACTGGCTCACCGCCAAATGGCATTTCTGGAGCGGCTGGAGGCGCCATTGGTACGGGCGGCGGTAATAATGTTTCCGATATTAGCCTGTCTGCATCGCCAACGTCTAGAATGGTTTCCTCATCAAACTGTTCTGCAATAATTGTGCCAAGATGCATAATGGCGTCTGACATGAACTTACAGAACATGTTTTGTCTTACGATGAGGCCAAGTGACGACCACTGGGATTCAAGCCTATTGGCCGTAGCTGACTTGTATTGCTCTGATGTGCCTCGAAGTAAGTCTGATACCTTAAGGGTTTCATAAAGCTGCTGTAGAGCCTGCTGACGGGCTTGCTGAAGGGTATTGAGCACGTTTACAAACTGCTCTACTGGCAGGAATTCAATAGCGCCCTGTAATCCGCCTCGGCCTTTGTTTGACGGCCAGTTTTTAACTCCGATACCTTTGAGGTCATCTTGAAACAACTGCTCCATGATGTCTGTCATACCAGCATCGTAAGCAAAGTTAGGGCGTATTGCCTGGGTTATAGCGTGAATACGAGTTGTGAGGCGCTCAACTTCAAGGATTTGATCTTTTGCGTGGGTATAGTCTGAGACTGGAATTACACTGTCTGGATCTTGGGTTTGTCTGATAACAGTGCAGGGATAGAACTTTTCAAATCTAATTGGTGGTTCTGCTTCTTCGATGAGTGGGTTTTGATTGCTGGTTTGTACCCAATAAACCTTTTCGGTAGCTTCACACCAAATTTCCCAAATTTCGGCTTTGCCTTCAAACTTTGGTTCTTCTTTAGCAGCGTCTTGTTTATTTACTTCTGGGATTGAATCATAGTTTAGCGATTCTGCTTTTTCTGCGCCAAATAGCGCTTCTGCTTCTTCCCTAGCCAAGAAAGCGCGTTTTGCTTGCCATTCAATCTCTGATTCATTTCGAGCGTCTGAGCATCTGTAATCGGAGTATTGAACAACGTCGAGAACGGCTTTTTCATCAACTTTTTGCTCAATCTCGAGGGAAGAAACAAAAATACCAGGCGTATTTTCCGTAAAGTCTTCAGTATCGCCTGCATACGCTTGTCCATCACCTGTTATAAAATTTCCGTTAGGATCTTTTATAATCGCAATTTCTTGTAATACTTTCTTAAATTTTGGAACGTATTTAGCCCAAAGTACGGCTTGACCGGTAAGTAAAAACTGTAAAGCAGCGTTGTAGCCAACTTTATCAAAGTCAAAGTGGCAATCCATAGCGTATTGAGCGTTTCGCTCTAAAATAACGCTACCTAACTCATAAGGAATGCCCCCTGCTCTCTTCCGGAGATTTACTTCAGCCTTGGGAGTGGAGCTGTAGTAAGCAGGAAGCAAAGTATTGACGCAGTACCACCAAACGTTTAAACGGCGTGGCGCATCTTTTAAACTTTCTATGTTTTTGACTGAATTAAAAACTCTGATGGACTCTTCTGAAGCCTTAATAAACTTTTCGTATCTGCGATTTGATTGAAGGATTTGAGCTTTCCAATACTGAGCCGAATACTTTTTGACCAACGGTTTTGGAATTTTTGTTTTCATATTGATGGTCTAGCTACTCGCGCTTTTAATCTTGCAATATAACTGTGCAGTTTAATAACTCCCTTACCCGTAACTTCTGCTGGCTCATCCCATTTTGCATCGACAAGACGCCCTTTGCATAAATAACGCAGGGCATCTACGGCATGGTCATTACCAGTTGTATCTAAATCTTCCGGCTTTCTTTTGTCTATTGTCATTGATGGTAAGGTTTCTAGCAAATATGGGCAAGTGGCGAATATATACAGCAAGGGTGGGTTAGCTACCAACCGTTGTCTAATTTGCGACCAACCAGATTGGCGGTCGTTATCTGCTCGCCTAAAGGACGGGTGTTTGTACTTACTAAAGACTTGGGTTAGTTGGTCGTTGATGCTTGGGCCACCTTCATGGTTAAAAATGGATGGATCAGCAAAACCTACTGGATTTTCCCCCACGGAGACTGATGCGATTCTGTTGGCTTGATCGACGTTATCGACTCCTTTACCCCACATTTCTCGATATATAATAATTGACCCTTTAGGATATGGTACTTCCTTACCTCCGTCATCACGTCCAGAACTAACAGCACCCCATATACAGGCAAAAGGAGAGTGATAACCCCAATCATACCCAATATAACGGGGCCAATGTTCGGGCACGTTAAAAGGGCTAACAATATGTTTAGAGCTAAACTCAGGAAAGTAACTACCTTCATGGATTTCAAAGTCTCCTTCTAGCCAAGCTCGCACAAGTTCTGGACTTCCGACCATATGCAAGCGGTTTATGTATTCAGGGTCTCTTGCCAACAAGATTTGGTTATCGGTAACACGGCTTGGGATGTAAATGTAATCAAAGCTACTGCCATTGGGTAATTGCTTTGTAAGAACTTTTAATCCTTTTGGGGCTGGTTTGATGAAAGTTTCTTTCAGCCAGTGATGTCCGACGCCACCAGGGTTGAATGTAAGGATAACCTGACCGCCTCCTTTGCCTCGTAGTGCTCCGAAAAGTTTCCAGATAGGGGAAGGGTCAGGATAGTTTCCCGCCTCTTCTATGGCGCAATCTGAGAGGTTTTGGCCCTGGTATTTTTCAGCATCAGCGTCACTGGCTAAAGGTCTAAAACGTAGGCGACCACCCGAGAGGAAGGTAAATTGTTTTTTCTGGTCTTGCCAATGCGCTTTAAGCGGTAAGTAAATTTGTTTGGCACGTTCAATAAGGTCATCAGCTTGAGGAAGTTCTTTACGAAAAAAGATAGCATTAAAGTCTGGCCCTAACTGTTCTTGCTTAATTGCAAATTTACCCAAAACTCCGTCGGTTTTACCTCCACCTCGTGCACCGCCATAGCCGATAAGTGTAATAGGGCAGTTTACTAGCGCCTCCTGAGGGCCTCTTTGCGGGCACCATATTACGTTTATGTCTAAAGGTTCAGTCATTATTTGGTTGGTTCTGGAGGCATTGGCATCCAATGAGTTACATATTCAATTTCATCAACTTCACCGTCATAGTCAATGATATCGTAACTTTCCCATACAAATTCTGGTTCAAAAGGGTTTGACCCACCAGTCCAATTTTTTTTCAGTTTTGCCGGTTGAACTTTGCTTTTGTAGTTAGATTTTGTTTTTCCGTAAACTAACACTTGAACATTAGGATTTGGCAAAAAGTCTTTGATGCTAAACCATTCTTGATTAGCCACAGCGTTACCAGCCAACCAAGCTTCTCGTGCAATACTCTCAAAAGTATCGTTATTTCCGGTAATTTGAGTGCGTTTGTATGCCCATTCTTTAGCTAAAGTTCTAAGGTCTTTTTGATATTTCATATAATTTTTATATTTTAAAAGTTTAATCATTTACCACTAACCATGACAGCGCTTGGACTGTAAATACGTTCAACGTCGCATTTAGGGTTTTGGCAGATAAAATAACTACCGCTAGGCTCAGCGTACATACTAACATAGGGCAGGTCATCACCAACTTTTACGGTGCTAACATGAGCACAACTTGGACATCGACAGGTTTCTACTTCCATACTTTTTCGTAAGCCTCCTTAGTTATTTCAACCCGATTAAAATACATTAACTTTCCACACCACTTAAAACCACAATAGCCATAATAAGTGCAACTTGCTAAAACTCCAACATAAAAACAATGGTTACACTTGTAATAAACTAATTTATAGGTTTTTGGTTTTGACCTAATCACTACTCATTGGTCAAATACTTAGCAATAAACTCTTCTTTGCTCATAGGGCGGTTACTAACCACACTCTTAACCTCACCAGATATCTCTATCTGATGCTGCTCGCTCCAACCTAACTTAGTCTTTAACAGGTGAAGCAGGATAGGCGTATTACCATTCATAGCCTCAGATACAGCTACACTAGCTAACCCCTTCTGCATGTCCGCCTGGCCCTCTAAAAACTCCTCCAGGTAATACTTATCAAGAATGTGAGTCGATACCCTAGCCGCTAACGCAGTCGCCGTCTTGCTCAATCCTAGCCTTCCCATATCCCGAATCTGTAACCCTAACTGCTCATTCTTAACGTGATGCCGAGTCTGCGGAATATCCCTCATTATTGGAGGTAAAATTTCTACAACAGTGTTTGAACTACTATCGATTTCGGATAATTTGGGTAACTCAGAATCAACTTCAACCTGTTTTAAATCGCTCTCACTTTCCATTTTATAGCCTTACTTTTGTAGAACATCGGTTAAATAACATATTGGGATTTTTTCGCGGGTGGTGAGATATATATATAACCGGTACCCGCTCCGTTTTTGATTTCGTTTTGGAATTGCGTTTTATAGCTAGTGTTTTCAGCATGTTAGGCTAGGTTTTGGTTTGGGTTTTGAATGACCGATAAGTATTGTTATGTGTCACTCCACAGTAACTATGCGATATCATTAAGTAATTGTGTAAACTGATCAGACGTCATACCTGATACCTGATGCAATGCTGCTATCTCTGCCGTGTGATAAAGACGCTTAGCACGTTCGCGGTAGCGTAATGAGTACGTACTGATACCTATCTTGTGCGCGAATTGGTCCCTGCTTAATCCTAGGTAGCGTCTTACTGCCAGGTAGAGATTGCCATGAGCATTGCGCAACGTGTGCAGGTAACCCTCTTGCACCTTGCCCCGCATCTGTAAATCATCTTGCCTTACATGGCGACATGTAGACCACATAATATCAGCATGATGCATCTATCCCCTCCAGTGCAAGCCCTAATCAGCCGAGTAATACTATATAACGCCTATAGGAGATCATCATTATGCAGACTATTACTCTTGAGATCGTAGCTAGATTAGTAGCGATTGCAGTCGGTTTATGCTGTTTTCTTTGAATCGAAAAAAAAAATGCAGAATCTTACTAATTACCCTTGCATAGTGTATACAGTTGTGCTACGGTGTAACTATAGCATGTAGCTATTAACTAACTTAGGAGATCAATATATGGGGATCGAGGGATTGATAATATTTCCGGCAGCAGTCGTCATAGCGGTTGTAATTGACGTGATAGCTGATATTTTTGACAACGACTAACTAACTAACTAACTAACTACGGAGAATATATGCGACAATTTGAGACAATTAAAGAAATAGCTGATTACGTTGACACCTGTGTTTGCGAGAATTTTGATATTAACATTAATCCCGACAAATTTGATACACTAGCTGAATTAGTTAGCACGTATTGTGATGATGTAGCTATGAGTCGCGCACAATACTGTGAAGTAGTCAGGCTGTGCGACACACCATCGATCCGAAGGCTTGTCAAATAACCAACCAACTAACTAAGGAGAATATATATGATTAGCGATGAATTAAGACTGGAAGCTGACCAATACATTAAATTTCATGCTAAGACTCACCAATGGCAGCTTAAAGGTGGATTAAAGCGCATCATTGTTTTTGCCATTAAAGCTAGTGCGAGCACTAATCGGTATTTTGATACTATGACGGAATTACTGTACACGGTATTACCGCCGTTTTACTTGCTTGATCATGACGATCAAAGAAAATTACTGATGGCAGCTTTGGAAAGTAAGGCTCTGTGTGCTCGCATCGGCTATCGATTCGAGGCTAAGACTTGGATCGATACCTACAAGCTTAACAACGCTATCGAGTAATAACCCCCTACAACCCCCTAGGTTGCGTTCTACCTCGTAGCCTAGGGTTACCCTACCCCAACCTATTATCTCTCAACCTTGGCCATCCTAGAGGCTTTAAACAGCTATCCGCTTCCTAACCATAACCTTTCTTTTATCATCCCACACCATTTCATACTTACTTTTATTACCTAGATAATTATTACCTAGATTTAGATTATTATTATTATTATTATTAATATTTAGATCTAGGTATTTAAATCTAGGTATATTAGATCTAGGTAGTTGTCCATTTTGGACACCTTCATCTTGTCCATTTTGGACACTAACTGAGGTTTCGACGTTGTCCATTTTGGACACCTTGGCACTCGGATTATTGGCAACGGACAGGATGCGCTTTCTGCCTTGAGTTGTGGAGGTCACCAACCCTTTTGTAATCAATCCATCGATGACTCGACGCATCGTTCGGTAGGGAATTCTCAGTTCTGCGGCAATTGTTTCAACAGAAGCGAAACAAGGGAGGTTTCGAGATTGCAAACGCTCCAAGTAAAAGATTAGACCGGCTTCGTGCCAGTCTAAGCCTTGATCAAGTAAATCGTTATAAACCTTGAAAAAGAGTCGGGTAGGTGGTAGTTTTTTCATATAGTTCTTTGTTCAAAGGCGGGTTTAACTTTTCCGAGTGACCCGCCTTTTTTATTATTTCAGGTATTTATACTCGCCTAGAAATAATTCCTCAACTTATTTTTAAAATAACCGAATAAATAGTGTAGACAGTATCGTCTTATAGTGTATAGTGGTAAATGTACACAGTAGCCTACGGGCGAATAACTAATTAGGAAAATATGAAACAAGTTAAACTGAAAATTGGGAAAATGCGCAAACCAGACGAGTGTGTGGTGTATCCGGTCGATTCATCGGCACCAAATCGCCGGTTTGTGCAGGGCGGTCGTTTGGTTTTGATCTGTGACATTGTAACAGGCAAAGCCCGTTGCAATTACAAGACGGGATCAACCTATTGTAATAGTTTACACCTGATAAACCATCCAAATATCGAGATTCACCAATTATCGCCGGAGGATATTCAAGCGATTGTCGACGCTACGCCAAAATCAGGCGATAGAATCGGCGGCGGTGTATTTGTAGCTTAAAGATTAAGGAAATAAATATATGAAATATATTACTGTTGAATTGGACGTGTTGAGAAATGCAAGCGGTTCAGATTGTACTTTAGGCGGGGTTTCATCAAAACATAGTAAAGTTGTGATGCTCATTCCCGACACTTTGTCCGACATAATTGAGCGAGTGGGGGGCAAATTAAAAACCTTAGAGGATTTGCGCCCTGCCGATAATTGGGTTGTTTTGAGCAAAGAAATAATATTTTCTGAGCCTTATTATTTTCTCAAGCCTTATAATGAGACTCGTTGGTGCATGATGGGAGGTAATTTTGCCTATTGTTGCGGAAACGGTTTCCGAGAAATTGTTGGTTATCCATTACCAATTCATGATCGAGTGGAGATATAACAATGAACACGAAACAAATAATTGAAGCAATCGCGGCAAATATGGAAGCCGGAAACAGCCTTTACGATGCTTATGAGCACGTTTTAGGGGAGGGCGCTTGGGATGTTATGCTAAGATCTCTTTACGACGCCTTCCAACAGGGAAGCGATAAGATTATGTTCCAACAATTAATAAAGGAAAATTTATGCGAAAAATAGTTTTAGCTTTGTTTCTGATGCCGAGTATCGCACTAGCTGATGATGCCGCTTTTGATCAATGGCTAGTCAATGAGGCGCTAGGGCGTAACCAGGCGCAACAAGTAGCCCCAAGCTACGGGCTACCTGTTCAGCCGGTTCTGCCAGTACCACAGGATAGAGGCCCAAACGGTACGGGGTATAGTATTGTGACCACCACTAGGCCAACTAGAAACCTATGGGACCGTGATATGACTGGCTCGGAGACTGTGCAGAGAGTCGTACCCAATAACATTATCGGCCAACCGATGAAGGGTGTTGACCCTCTTAACTGGTAATTTTAACGGGGAATTATCCCCACTAATTAGGAGAATGGAAAATGAAAAGTGTCTTTTATCTGGCCTATGTCGCCGGAGTAGTAACTATCGCCGCTAGTTGTCTCGGCTGCACTGGCATTGAAGCCGGTGGCAAGCTCTGGATTACTCGCGTGGATGAGCGCCAAGAGTCACAGAGAACCCACAACGTGCCTTTGAAGTGCTACCTTTGGAGCGATTGCAATAAATCTGTAGAGCAAGGGAGCTAATTATGAAAACAGTTAAAGAACTATTATTTACAGCAACCGGCTTAATGGTAACAGCGCTCCACGTTTGTTTCTTGGTCGGGTTAATAACTTGCACAGTCGGATTTAAACTCTACGTGCTAGGGGAAGACCCAGCTAAGATTGTTGCTACGGTGCGGAAATGAGCGAGGGTAGCGGGTGGCTCTGGTTAATAGCCGGAGTCACCCTTGCCTATCACGTTACCCTACCGGAAAGCCTTGTCTATCACGGCTCAAGACTAACTAGCACTGCGCTACAACCTAGCAAAGTATTGTTGGAATCCGAGGTAGATAGAGCGGCAGATGCGTTCGGACTAAAACGGTCGGTTCTACGGGCGTTGGTGCGCGTAGAATCGGCTTATAACCCGAAGGCTATCTCTAAGGTAGGGGCGCGTGGATTGTCGCAAGTTATGCCGTTTAACGCCGCTAGATGTGGGCTAGATGCCAAGCACTTATTTGATCCAACCTATAACGTACGCTGCGGAGCGCAGATATTACGCGAGGAGTTAGATCAACACGGGGACTTAAACAAGGCTCTGACAGTCTACAACTGCGGTAAGGTCAAATGCGCTGAAGGGCAACGCTACGCCGCTAAGGTAATTAATTTAAGTAAATTGTATTAAATTGTTTACAGTTGAACAGAAATCTTGTATACAGCTTAAACACTCTTTAACTAGGAGAAAAAATAATGATGAAAATACTAAAAATAGACTTACCTGAGTTTCGTCTGAAACACAGGAACGGGCACGAGTTTACCGTCACCGGTAAATATACAGGCGAAGGGAACTACATTTTTGAGCCTAATAACGGCTGGAATGATGTCTCAGAAGATTGCCAGCAAGATGTTGAGTCTCTTTATGACGACATCGAGGATCTAATTTACAGCGCAATGCCAGAATTATTTGAGAGGTAAAAATGACTAAAGAACTAACAACAACAAACATGAATTTAGAGATGCTTCAGGCGCTCCGCAACACAGTAGCACCAGGCTTAACAGAGCCTGAGTTTATGCTATTCGCTGAGATGTGCAGAGCTACAGGACTTAACCCAGCAACGAAGGAAATATGGGCTATTAAGGCCGGTGGCAGATTGCAGCTAATGACGGGGATCAACGGATTCTTGAAAATAGCTAATTCGCATCCAGCTTTTGATGGGATGGAGGTAACTTTTGAATGGGATGGCAAAACCTTGGTCAGCTCAACGGCTAAGGTATACCGCAAGGATAGAAAGTTTCCATCAGTAGCTACGGCGTACTGGAATGAGTACAGCAAACCGAGTCCGGTGTGGAAGCAGATGCCAACGGTGATGCTCTCGAAGTGCGCCAAGAGTCTCGCCATAAGGGAAGCGTTCATTCAAGAGCTTGGCGGGCTTTATACCGCTGAAGAGATGCCGTCATCGTTTGCAGCACCCATCCCACAAGCCCCAGAGGGTATGGAGCCGGTCGTTAGTGCAAAGACAGGTGAACTATTAGGCTTTAAGGGTGAAAACGTCATTATCGACGGCCTGGAGCCTATAAAGGCACCTGAAAAGACTAGGCGAATACCTACCTTCTACGATGTAAGCAAGGTCGAAGAAGAGTACCGCGAAAAGGCCGAGAAGTACCTCCGCGACTGTGAAGCTAAACACGTTACAGGGACAATCTGGAGGTCGCCAATTCGACTAGAAAGACTAACGCAAGCAGTAACAGAGGATGTTATCGATGAACCTAAAACTGAAGAGTAAATGGCTAAAACTAAGAACCAAGGCAGTAATAAATGACCAAAGAACAACTAAACAGAAGGAGATTCCAAGTCAAGAGAACGTCTCAAGAGAAATTCGTGAGAAGTGGTTGGCAAAGATTTACAACGTACTACAGGCAAGAGCACGTTACATGGCTCAAGAAGCTAGCTGTGAAACGCAAGATGTATTTGGTTGATGTTATAGATGAGATGGTCGATGAATACAGAAAAAAAGGAGATACTTAACCAGCTCAACCAGGCGATAAAAAGTTTTGGAAATGAGCATCACTTGTCAGATTGGGAGCGCGGGCAGTTAGACGGCTTACAATGGGCAAAACAGATTGTTAAAGATATAAAAACCCCACCAGCTGATAAATCCGCTGATGGGGCCTAACTAGGAGGCATCATGAAGACGCCACCTTTAGGATATCAAAACAATCAACGTAAATCTAGGAACTTTGTAGGGGTAAATACAGTACTCCAACAAATAATGACTAAGTTAAGCAATAAACAAGGAAAAGAGATGAATAAACCAGTAGAAACATTCAAAAACAAAGGGTTACAAGTAACAATTTGGCCAACCAAAAACGGTGGTTACAGCTACAGCATAAGCAAACGCTACAAGGACAAGCAAACCGGCGAGTGGAAGGAAACCAAGAGCCTATTCAAAGAAGAGGCGGAGGCACTAATCGACTTGTTGAAGCAAGCGATAGGCTACGGCGGAAGCAGAGAAGAGCACGAGAACGAGGCGCATGTTTACACAGCACCAGTACAACCAAAGAAAGGTTATGAGTTAAGTGAGGAAGATGTCGATGACCTGCCATTCTGAAGCTAAAAAATTAACAGAAGAAGCTCTTCGGCAAATGCTATACTTTACCAGTAGCTTTGATGATGCTGGAATTCTAATTGTCTGGAAGGACTTATTGGAAGTTGCGTTTGTCGAGGTAAGTAAACAAGTATTTGAGAGGGATTATGCCACTTACGAAAAAGGGATCAAAGATAAGAAAAGCGATGGAAAAGTTTTACGGAAAGGACAAAGGCGAGGAAGTGTTTTACGCAAGCGTAAACAAGGGCAAAATAAAAGGCGCTGAGAAAAATAAGAAGTAAATAACTAGGGGGTATTATGACCAAGACACCAGAAGAGATGGCGGAAAAGTGCGCGGAGAATAACGACGCATTTTGGTACTACGAATCAATCCAGAACGCACCAAAAATTGATGACCTAATCAAGCAAGCGGGTGCGAGAGAAGTTCCCATCGAGGTGGTACTTCGCGAAGAGAGGATGAAGCAATACAGATGTTTTGATTCGACAACAGGAACTATTTATTTGATTAAGAATCCGGCAGCGCGGAGCCGCCGTCGAATAAGTCGGGAAGCGTAAAGGACTCGTTATGAATAATGACAATAAAACACCTGAAGAGATGGCGGAGGAGTATAGAAAAGATAGGCTAATTCAAGCCAATCGAGATTATCAAGACGGATTCGATCATGGTTATTGCGCTGGCTACAAGGCGGCAAAGGCCATAGTCGAAGAGGAGCTACAAGCAGTGCAAGCACACAGAGCGGAATATCCAGGGTTAGGAGCCGCACAGTATGCGTTAAAAAGTGTATTGGCAAAGATGGGAGGCAAATGAAAACACCTGAAGAAATGGCGGAAGAGTATGCTGACTTGTGTGTGTCAGATGCTTACTATGCACCATTAAAAGCTGGATTCCTCGCTGGCTACAAGGCGGCTGAGAACCATTTTCGTGACGCCACGAAATTGGTAGAGCCGCAGTGGATCAGCGTTAAGGATAGGTTGCCGGAAATAAATCAACAATTTATAGCTTTTGTTGAAAACAAAGAAGTTTGTAATTGCTGTCGATATCAAAACAGAAGCTCAGATAACAGTCCTAGCTTTTATGCTTCAACAAAAACAGGACTTTTAATTTGTGGGGTAGAAAGCATATCCCATTGGATGCCGCTACCTGAAGCGCCAAAGGAGGAGGGATGATAACGCCAATACCAGTTATAGCAGATCCGTGGCAATTTATCGATTATGAGTCGCCAGACTATCCAGCGCATCTACCCATGTTTATCAGTAGAGTCTTAGCAGTAACCAAAAATGGAAGGCAGTTTATTACCTGGTTTAATCACGAAACGGACGCTTGGGTCTTGTACGGCGAGGAGCCACTGGCAGAAGGTGATTACATCATGGCATGGACACAAATACATGGTCTAACCGATGAGCAAATTGCACAAGGTAAGATGAATAATGCAATTCATCGGATGAAAGCTAACGTTTGCAAGCATTACATGAGGGAAATTGAGAATAAATGAACGCAGATATACCGAAGGAGGAGAAATGAAGACACCAGAAGAGATGGCCGAGGAGTATTGTAATCAAGACGAAGTTGCTTGTGCCGCAATAAATCGTGACGCAGAAGACTTAGTCAAAGATGCGTTTATCGCTGGCTACAAGGCGGCACAGCAATGGATCAGCGTAGACGAAGAATTACCAGAGTTAGGCAAGCCAGTGCTTTGCGCTGTGCGTAATCCAGCTCCACCAATAAGAAGTTACATGGCCGAGATTTATTATCTCTTTTCAAAAGATGAAAGCGGAGATTTTACGTTTCATCAGGGCGATGACAAAAACGAGGGATTTACACACTTTGTAACGCATTGGATGGAGTTGCCAGAGTTGCCTGCGGTGCTTCCTGAAGTGGATGGCCGTTCAACAATGACAGCTAATGAACGCCAATACGTTAAAACTAAATTATGTTCAGGAAGGCACAATCATAGTTTGATTGATTTTCTTCGAGCAAATGGCAGTGAAACTATTCAGCCGTCTTATGAAGATTCAGAATCAATGTGGTACGGGAAAAAGAATTATGAGTAAGTTTCCGCATAAACCAAATCCGCCTTACATTCCAGACCCATACATAATACCGCAACAAAAAAGCAGTATAAGAACACTTGAAGAGATAGCAGAGAAGTATTGTGACAGTAAGCAGCTAAGTTACGTCGAGCGATTGGTGATTATTAAAGGCTTCATCGATGGTTACAAAGCGGCACAGCAAGAGTACGAAGCTAAGATTCAAGAGCTAGAAACACAGTTAGAGAACTGGCAGCACAATGCAATACACGGAGATGAAGGATTATGAGCAAAACACCTGAAGAGATTGACAGATTAGAGCTTTTAGCAGCGTCATACGCTAGTTGATGTTACGCACTGGATGCCGCTACCAGCACCGCCAAAGGAGGAGAAGTGATTGATTGGTTTGATTCAAAAACAGACACACTAGAAAAAGCGTGGTGTCATTATATTGACATGAAAAAAGCCTACGAAAAGCAAGTTGGCATTTGTCCAATTCAACCATTTCCAGCAGGGTTTACCGCAGGATGGGAAGCGGCAAAGAAAGCATACGGAATTGACGAGGCGAAGGAGGAAAAATGAGCGACGATAAGAAAGAGCTAGATCCCGTAACGCAAGCCATAAGAGAAATACTCAAAGGGGCTCATCCTGATTGGGTGGTTGTGTGTCGTAGTTATATAAAAGGATTAGCAAATAAAAATAATGTCAGCCCAGATATGATGATACTGGAGTTGTTACCAAAGGAGGAGAAATGAGTAAAAATAAAAAGAAAGAAGCAACGCCTGTTACAGATAGAATTCTAGCAATTATAGGCGGGGGTCATCCTGATTGGATTGTTGCTCCGCTTGACGAGGTTGAGCGAATAGCCAAAGAGAATGGCATTGATGTAAAGGACTTGAATATAACGCCAGTTAGCAAGTTGGAGGAAGAGTGAAATACTCTCTTGTAGGCGAACTACCTCGCCACATCTATTGCTACGTTAGTAGCACCTACACGCACAAAAAGCCTATAGGCTTTATCCCTTGCGTATGGTTTGGTCTGGTATCTTATCCTGGTAGAGTCTGGGGCTGCACTGTCATGCTTGAGTGTGGTGCCATATATAGGAACGTGCCAGTTCATGCTATGTCGTTTGTGCCAGAGCCGCCTCAACCTTGGTCGGCGTATGAAGCTCAAACCTGGGACTGTTACGGAGAGGATTTTACGTTGCTAGAGTACAGCTACCTATCAGGCTTACAGTGCAAGGCTAAGACTAAGCATGGCGACTACACAGGCGAATACTTGTTTACCGCTGCTCCGATTGGTGATGGCTTTTCAGCAGTACCAGAACAAGCTAAAGAGTTTTGCTTCATTAAGCTAGATATAGGTCGTCTAACGGTACAGCCAACAGATAAAGTAGTATTTAGTGAGCCTAGCTTTACTAAAGGCGAGCTTGAGTTTCCCAGCGGATTAGCTAGGCAGGATTATATTTTTAGTACGGAGAAGTGATGGTAAATAGCAGAGCAAAAGGAGCAGATATAATTGTAGGGCATACATACGGGCGTTGGACTGTTATTGAAAAATTAAAAATTACAAATAAATGGAGAGAGTCTTTGCATTTATGTGAATGTAAATGTGGAGTGCAACGAGTAATTTTAAGCAGAGCATTAAAAAATGGCCGCTCAAAATCTTGCGGGTGTTTTAGAGTAAAACATGGTAAAGCACGAAGCGGAGCAGCTAATAGTTGGTATCTTATGGTAGCCAGATGTACTAATCCCGATAACCCAAACTATGCTCAATATGGAGGTAGAGGAATCACAATATGTGACAGATGGATGGATCTAAACAATTTTATTGCAGATATGGGCGAACGTCCACCCAAAGCCACAATAGACAGAATTGATGTGAACGGTTCATACAGTCCCGAAAATTGTCGCTGGGCTTCACGCAAACAACAATGCAATAACAATCGTAGAAATCGCCACGTTACTTATAACGGCAAGCAGCTTACTATTGGAGAATTAGCTGATTTAACTGGCAAAAATTATTTTCTTCTTTACAGTCGTATTGTAAAATATAAATGGACGATTGAAAAATCTGTTATGTAAGGCAAGCGAACAATGGTCAACAGTAAGCAAAAAGGAAATCGCGGGGAAAGAGAAGTTGCAAACATCTTAAAAGAAATGGGGCTAACTGCAAGGCGAGGGGTTCAATATTCTGGGTCGCCAGACTCTCCCGATGTTGTTTGTGATGAACTAAACGAATATCATTTAGAAGTGAAGCACGTAGAAAAACTCAATATCTGGGATGCCATTTCTCAAGCAGTTCAAGATTGTGGGGACAAAACGCCTGTTGTTATTTGCCGCAAAAATAATAAGCCATGGCTTGCCGTAACTTTTTTAGATGATTTTGTGAGATTAGCTGTGCCTAATAACGCATCTTTAACGGATAAAAAAGATTGGCTAGACCTAGTGAAGTAGTAATTTTGGATGAATCTATAATGGGCGAAACTAACTTCGCTATGCCTGAACACGTTCTTTGGCTAGCAGTAATTGAAAGAGCTATGATGGATTATATAGGCAGAACTGCAAGCCTATCGAAGACTAATTTTGTAGCATTAAATAACTTTTTTTTTGATGAAAAACCAAGAAAGCATAACTTGGTTTATATCTGTGAGAATCTCTTTGATTTTCCTGATGCTGTACCTATGATTAGAAAACGAGTAGTGGAGCTGGCCGAGCGCTATAAAGACCAGCCGCCAGATTGCAGGACTAACAACTACTACGTTATCGCCAGATCAAAACGCAGAGTAGAAACTCGTTAGCGCTTCTTCTTCTTGTCAACTACTGACCAGGCCTGAGCAGCGCCGTACATGATAGCACCGGCTACAACCGGCTCCGCAGCTCTAACTAAGCCTTCAGCATCGCTCTCAGATACTCCAATAGTAAGCAAACTACCAGCACCTAAGGTAAGCAAATGTCTAACGATGGATAAAAGTATTGGCATAATAATCCTTTAGTAGCTTCAAAT